AATGTGACCAGGCTTTCATATTTGCCTTACCAATCGACGACATCATAAAGTTTATACCATCCATCAAAGCGAAATGTAAACAGATCATATGCATGACCGTGTGCGAGACCGAGACCGTTCATGAAGACTATGGCAAACTCTTCGATCACTTTGACCGTATCGCCGTACCCAGTGAATTCTGCAAACGAGTCCTGTCGAAACAATTTCCGAGTAAAGAGTTTTTCGTGATTCATGCATACATCCCACAGACACCTTATACATTCTACCACATCGGTAACATTTTGGATCCACGTAAGAACTTCAAAAAGATCCTTGAAGCCTTCATTCGTCTGGATAAACCAGATACCCGCTTACTCGTCAAGTCAACATGTAAAGAAGATGTTAAGATAGATCTGAAACGTGTCGAAGTCATCAATGGTCTCGTATCCGAAGAGACGATGAATACGATCCACAGTCGTGGTGATTGCTACGTAAATTTTTCAAATTCAGAGGGTGTTGGGATGGGTGCTATAGAAGCAGCCATGAGGGATAAACCCGTTATCGCGACAAGATATGGTGGACCGAGTGAATATCTTCAGTCGCCTTACATGATTGACTGTGAACTTCAAGAGTTGGAGAATGATGACTTTCTCTTCAAAAAAGGGATGGTTTGGGGTAAACCAAACTTTGACCAACTCTTGGAATTCATGGAAGATGCCTACAACAAACGACTAACCCACATGGATCATTCGTATACTAAAAATATCATGTCACGAGAGAACATCTTAAAAGAATTCGGTGTCAATGTAGTTCGCGGCGAAGATGAGAAGACCCATTAAGATCGTTCCCGACATCACAGAGCCACGTTGAGCCACGAGGAAAGCGACGATGTCATCGATGATTTCAATGTTTGTTGGTTTTGTGGCGAAGCGGGGAACGGTGACACTTGTGATGATGTACAGAGACATTGCTATTATTACAGGTCTAAGCGTATCCTGATCAAACATTTATAGTAACTGTGATTTTAATTTATCGGAAACGTTGTGCTTTCGACAATAGTTTCCACATACAGCCTTGAATTTGCACCTCGATCCAGACATTGTCATCGCTGTGCAAATTGAATTCTTCACCTGAACCCTAGGTTCCTCGGGAACTGTATCGATAAACATGATCGTACGCTCACTCTTCTTTTTCGCGTGCTGCTCGTATCGCCTCTTCATGACCCATGTAGCATTCGCCAAGTGTCGACACCTGTCGTCGGGTTCAGCAAGACGATACATCTTGGTTGCATCACCAAGGCACTTGTTCCACATTTCGTCGTGAATGATCTCCATGGTTTTAGTTTCTTGAGATCACAAGAATAACGCTTCACTTAGGTATTTTTTTTCCCTGAATATTACAAAGGAGATGTTTTACCTTTACGTAGCCATTGCCGTCTTCTTGCTGTACACACTGGCCAAGAATAGACGTGTCGTGGCAAGTGCATCTTTGGATAAACTTATACGTCAATCAGCACGATATGCGACAGCTTCGCAACAAGATGCTTCGCCGCTCATCGCGACACTTCACGCGAATTATGCTGCAGCGTATCTTTACGCAGCCAAGGATATCGCTTCAGACAGTCAGATCCACAACGCGACTGGTGTCGATGTCGTCAAATTCAAAGAACACATCGTCAACATCCAAGACATGGTGACCAAGAAGACTGTCGAAAAATGTCCCGAATTTTCTGGTGAAGTCGACCTATACCTCGCCACTATTGCCGGTGAAGCGTAATCTGACAGTCTTGCATGGTCTTCACGTGATCACCTTCGTCGTTGCGAACATTCTCGAAGACGTCATAGAGGTTGTTGACATCGTCGTAGTAATTTGAAGCCACAGTTGGAGGCTTCTCGAGGGAGAGACTCGCTCCATTCTGTTTGAGGAATTCGTCATAGGTATGGTAGGCGTGTTCCTCAACCTGCTCGGACAAATTATAGGCCATCCTAGGTGATACCACATACAAGAGACACGTCAACCAGTAGTATGCAAAGGCTGTGTGCTGTGCGAAGAAGCGATCGATGAAACGTTCATCACCACCCAAATCTTCCATGATGAGAAGATGGTGATACTCGTTCATGGTCTGTGCGAAGTGCGTCTCTAAGAAGTCAGCCTTCCGCCACACACCGAAGGTTTCGTAGAGGTGTAGAACCGATACAAATGAAAAGTATGGTACACGAGCGACCGTCTCAAGGACATAGAACCGGGCATAGTCACGGTCCTTATACACTTTGTCAATGACCTTCACGGCTGATTTGACGACAGTCTTGTTGATACGCTTCTCAAACCTACGAGCAGTGTTTACGTGGGGTTGAACAGAGGCGAGGGTGAGCATATTATACCTAATTACCAGATTTTTAAGTATGGTGAGAGTTAAAGGGCTGTTCTATAACAAGAATATGATTAGTGTTTATATACTTACAAATCCATCTTTCCCTGAAATTAAAATTGGATTTTCTGGTAACGTACAACAGCGTTTATGTATTTTGAATTCTTCGGTTCCTAATCGTTTTAATGTTCATTATTCAAGAGAGTTTTTGGACCGAGATGTTGCTCGAGAGGTGGAATCTAAACTACATGATAAATTTCGAGAATGTAGAGCCAGTAACGGCGAATTTTTTCGTGTCGACCCGGAGAGAGCCGCACTCGAATTGTATCACACCAGCAACGATGTTAGGTCTCAAAACAACCTAAGTTAAAAGTTAGTGTTGTAATAAATCCAAGAAAAATGGAGAGTGTCCAAAAACTCACCCATATCGAACACATTCTCAAGAGACCCGACTCCTATGTCGGTCCAGTTGAACAGGGTACCGAACCCTACTGGATCCTTGATGGTGGAAAGTTCTCGAAGAAGAACCTCAAGTACTCCCCAGCTCTCTTGAAAATCTTTGATGAGATCTTAGTCAATGCCATTGATCGTAACTCTCTCCATCCCAAGCAGGTCAGTTCCATCTCCGTCGCCATCGACAAGGAGAGTGGCTCGGTGACTATTGAGAATAACGGACCCCTTGGTGGGATCTCTGTAAAGATGCACGAGAAGGAAGGTCTTTGGAATCCTGAACTTGTCTTTGGACACCTCCTCACGAGTACCAACTACGATGACTCCCAAAAGAGGATCGTCGGGGGTCGAAACGGCTACGGTGCCAAGTTGGCGAATATTTATTCATCGGACTTTTCCATCGTGATCAAGGATCACGAAACGAAGCAAACGTACACACAAAAATGGTCAAAGAACATGACCGTCTGTGACCCACCAAAAATCAAAAAACATTCGGGTGCTACTTCATCGGTCGCCATTACATTCACACCTGAGTGGAAGAGGTTTGGAATGTCCAAGATGGACGATACCATTTACAACATTTTCCAGAAGCGAGTTTGGGATGCGAACACCTGTACGACTCAAAACTGTAAAGTGAAGTTTAATGGGGATGTCCTCCCCAAACAGAACTTTGAGGCCTATGCCAAGATGCATGAAGGTGTCCAAGAAGTTGCATCTGTCTCCGGTGACCGGTGGTCAGTGTGTATCGGACCGTCTGAAAATGGTCTCGAGCAAGTCTCCTTCGTGAACGGTCTCTGTACCATGAAGGGTGGTACACACGTCGATCACGTCGCGAACCATATCGCCAATGCTATCATTGATGATATGGCCAAGAAGATTAAACTGAAGCCTCAACAGGTGAAGAACGCTTTCACCATCTTCGTGAAGGCAACTTTGGAGAACCCAACCTTCTCGAGTCAGGTGAAGTCTGAGTGTACCTCGAAGTCTCCAGACTTTGGTTCGAAGTTTGAACCACCCAAAAACTTTGTGAAGAATGTTTTGAAGACTGGTATCGCTGATGAACTCACAGCACTCTCGAAGTTCAAGGAGATGAAAGAACTCAAGAAGACTGATGGTGCCAGGAAGTCTAAGATTACCGGTATTCCCAAATTGGATGATGCGAACAAGGCTGGTACGGCACAATCTGGGAAGTGTACCCTCATCGTGACAGAGGGTGACTCAGCGAAGACACTCGCTGTCGCTGGTTTATCTGTGGTGGGCCGAGACCACTACGGTGTCTTCCCTCTCCGTGGCAAGTGCAAGAATGTCCGAGACTCTTCGGTCGCACAGTTAACCTCTAACCAGGAGTTTAACGACCTCAAGAAAATTTTGGGTCTCCAACAAGGGAAGGAGTACACAAGTGTTTCGGAACTTCGCTACGGTCGCCTCATGATCATGACTGATGCGGATAACGATGGTTCTCACATCAAGGGTCTCATCCTCAACATGATCCATTACTTCTGGCCCAGCCTTTTGAAACTGAACTTTGTGGTCTCTATGGTGACACCAATCATTAAGGCGACGAAGGGTTCTGAGTCCAAATCGTTCTACACTGACTCTGCATTCCGAACCTGGTATGGCAATGGTAAGGCTGGGTGGCGAATCAAGTACTACAAGGGTTTGGGTACCTCAACGTCGGCTGAAGCTCGTGAGTACTTCAAGAAGATTCAGGACCTCACTGTGAAGTTTGACATGGATACGATGACTGATGACTCCATTGTGTTGGCATTTGATAAGAAGAAGGCGGATGCACGCAAGTCCTGGCTTCTCGAAAGTACTGCCAAGGATGCCAACCAACTCGAAGTTCCTTATGGTGATGTGAAGCAATTAGATATCACCGACTTTGTACACAAAGACTTGGTGAACTTTTCTTTGGCTGACCTCAAACGTTCCATTGCTCATGTCGCAGATGGTCTCAAACCTTCGCAGCGTAAAGTGATGTATTCGTGTTTCCAGAGAAACTTGACTGCAGAGATGAAGGTGGCTCAGCTGGCAGCCTATGTAGCTGAAAAGAGTGCCTATCATCATGGTGAGGTGTCCTTGGCTGAGACAATCGTCAAGTTGGCCAATGACTATACGGGTTCCAACAACATCAATCTTCTTGAACCCTGTGGGCAGTTCGGTACACGACTCATGGGTGGCAAGGATGCGTCACAGACGAGGTACATCTTTACGAAGCTCACCAAGGAGGCGAGGAAGTTGTTTGATCCCAGGGATGATGCCATCCTCAATTATTTGGATGATGATGGACGATCCATCGAACCGGACTTCTACATGCCTACCATGCCCATGGTTCTAGTAAATGGGACGGAAGGTATCGGGACGGGTTTCAGTTGTTATGTCCCACCCTTCAACCCCGACGACATCAAGGAGAACATCAAGAGGATCCTGGGTGGTGAAGAGGTCGTACCCATGAAGCCGTGGTTCAGGGGTTTCAAGGGAAAGGTGTTCAAAGATGATGGCGGTCTGTGGATTACAGAGGGTACGTACAGAGACACTGGATCCAGACTCAAGGTTACGGAACTTCCACCTGGGCGTTGGACCCAAGACTACAAGGAATATTTGGACTCGTTGGCGGAAAAGAAGATGATCACGGGCTATACGAACAACAGTACAACCGATGATGTAGACTTTGAAATCTTCGGATACTCAGGGAAAGATATCGTCAAAGATCTCAAGATGCGGAAGACCTTCCATGTTTCAAACATGCACCTGTTCCACCCCACCAAGGGCATCAATAGGTACGGGAGTCCAGAGGAGATTCTTCAAGACTTTGTGGAACTCCGACTCGAACACTACAAGAAACGAAAAGCCCACCTCATCAAGGTTCTCGAAGCTAGGGCTATCATGTGTGACCACAAATCGAAGTTCGTGTCGATGGTTATCGAGGAGGAGTTGATTGTGTTCAAGAGGAAGAAGGTGGAACTCGAGAAGGAAATGTCATCGATCTTCCCCAAGATTGATGGAAACATGGACTACCTCCTTAACACGAAGACGGTCGAATACACACAGGAGCGTGTTGAAGCTCTCATGAAAGAAGCGTCACAGGCGAAGAAAGAATTGGAAGTAATGTTGAAAACGAGCCATGTCGACATGTGGAAGATGGACATTAAAAATATGTAAACCATTAGTAAGATGCCCACCTCCAGTGGTGCCGGTGTATCCCTTAACGCCATAGGCAAACAGGAGTCATACATATATAGCGACAATGTAGATGAGTCTATTTTTAATTACGATTTAAAGAGGCATTCCAACTTTACAAAGTTTCATAGAACTACGATCGTCAATAAGAGTCCCACGTCCCCTACGTGGCCCTTCAATGAACGTATCAAGGTAACCTTCAATCCTCAGAATATGGGTGATCTTTTGAGTAACATGTACGTACTCATTAAACTTCCCGGGTTAACAACTGGACAAAATTATGCCGACCAGGTCGGTCGTCATCTCATCAAATCGGTTACCATGCGTGTAGACGAGATCGAAGTTGAAAAGATTTATGATGACTGGATGGTCATACACGACGAGTTGTACCTCGAGGTTTCCGAAAAGGTTGCGAACCGTTTCAACCTGAATCGTATGTTAGGGTTTGACACGGCAACATCGAATGGTGCCTATGCGGCGTTGGATTCTGAAGTCATCATCCCTCTCCCGTTCTTTTTTTCAAGAAAATACTCCAGTGACGAATATCCGACAAATGAACCAAACAGACCTTTCTTCCCATTATGTGCGATTCACAAACAGAAAATAGAGTTCGAGTTTGAGTTCCATACACAAACGTTCTTTACGTCGGCACCAACTACGATCATTCTCGATAATTTCAAAATTGTCACAGAAGAATTTACAATCGACCCAGATGAACGCATCTATTTAAAGAACCAACCATATACGATGATCACGGATGTAGTCAAGAGACACCCAACGTCCCAAACTACTGCAGGTGTTGACAGTATACGAACAAATCTTGTTCCCAATAACCGGGTCAAATCACTGCACTGGTTTTTGAGAAACACGGAATTTGAAAATGTAAACATAGCCACCTTTGAACCAGAATTCGACATCTTTAAAATATATGCCAGAGATTGGAATGGACCTTTCACCTTAAAGAATATTTCATTTTTTACCACTCTGACACAGGGGGGTGTGACTACATTCTCTCGTGTTGGTTTCAGTGAAGAACCTGTGGTAACAGGTAATAACGAAGCCGGGACCGAAAAGGTTGGAGAGTTTTTTTCAACGGAATACAACATCGTACCATGGGAAACTGTTCCAGTGTCAAATGTTCCAATCATAACAGTAAAGCTACCCACAAACTCTTTTATAGAGAAATTCACCTTTGAGTTTTACACTGAATCATCATCATCGGCATCCGTCGATGATGATGGAAAAAGATTCACGAATATACCAGGATTCGACATCAAAAAAAATGACGAGCCTCAAGTTCTCATGACATCCGAAAAAATTACAAACTTTGTAAGCCTTTCTCAGGAAACGTTTACTCAGTCTTATAGCATCGACCTCGATACATCCGTATTCAGAGTACCGAACGCAAACTTCTCAGACTATTACTATATTCAGAATCGATTCAACTTTTCGACGACACCGGATTTCGACGAAACCTTCACCTTCTTCAACCCAGTCATGAAAGGTGCTAAATTTTTTATTCAGGGAGTTGATCTACCAAATATTTCAAGTACTACAGATTCGTACTACAAATACATGATACCATATCAAAAACGTCTATCTAAACCCGTGAGGAACATATACACCTACTCATTCGCGATTAACCCCATCAATGTCAGTCCATCCGGAAGTCTGGATTTTAGTGACATCCAATCAGAAAGAACAACCCTCGAAGTAACCCTTCAACCTGATCTTACTGACGTATACACACTATACATCTACTACACCGGTTACCAGACATTCAATTTCGAAAACGGTTTCATGTCACTCGTTTACTAAAAAGGGTATCCTTATTTTTAGAGATGTAGTCGATGATTCGATTCTTGATACACCATTTGATGAAGTTCAACTGAGCGATAGTCGTTTGAACTTCATGAGATGTCCCCGGAATCGTATATGTGAATTTTTCAGACCGAGCAAAGGGGTCAAACAATTTTTTACTGTACCCATCAAGACTCGACTTGTAGGCACAGTGTACAGTGAATAGACGACCATTGGACGTCGTATAGGAAGTATGATTTTTTTTCGCATAATTCGTGATGAACCATTCGATGTTTCTAAGTGATATACCACCGGACTTGTCTAGGATACCCAGTAATGTAGATTTATTCTTGTCATCGGAATAGAACTCGTTTACGGAAGATAGCAGAATGTCTGTTTTACTCATGTCTTCTATAATACAGAATTGAAATCTATAAGCCCCTTATTTTCAACCTCTCCTGACGTGGTGGATGAGATTTCATCAATAAATTCGATCGTGTGTTTTCGAACCAATTGACTGTGGTGATGTTTACAGTAACCATCACACCTTGCCTTGAGATTGCATCTAGACATATTCTTCTTCAGACCCCTACACGTATTATCTTCTTCAACGGGAGCATCGCGTAACAGAACACTATACGGAATACTGTAATTCACGGAGACGACTCGTAGGTAATCACTATAAGAACCATGAATCGATCGTGCCTTTTCTGTAAACACGTTCTTTGCTTCTACCAAATCAGCCTTAGAAGTCTTTGATACTTCGCGTTGTTCTTCCTTGAGTTTTCGAATTTCATCTTGAAGTAGAGACCTTTGCTTTTGATGCTCTTCCTTGAGGTCGTCTATGATCTTCTTAGTGGCATCCTTGGTATTGTTCTTGTGATTCAGAATCTCATTTTTGTATTCCTCTTTCGCCTTTTTCAAAAGTTCGTTGTACTCACCCTTAATGATCTTTGTTTGTTCTTCGACAGCCTTTTTTACTTCGTCGCGGAACAAGGCATTAAGTCTCTCGTCCATCTTAATACTGTATCAATCGTAATTTTTAAATACCTCATCGTATGTCAACTTGTCGGAACGAGCAGCCTTGATCCTTTCTCGAAGTTCGGCAACCTTACCCACAGTATCGAGATTATATTTCTTACACTCTTCGATGAGTTGGTCCTTCTTCATACCACTCAGTGCTGGTTCTCTCTTTTTGGGTGGTGGTTTATGTTGAGCGATTAAGTCACCGAAGATTTCAGTCCTTGGGTTTTTCACGAGGGGTTCCAGAAGATCACAAATTGGATTCAAGAACTTGTTGGTGAAGTAATGGTGGTAATCGACAGGGATATCATTTTCCCTCATGAATACCGGATCTTCCGCCTTTTCGTAAGCCTTCGCCTTCGGGTTATCCGTTTTCACAAGAATGTACGGTACTCGATCACCAGATTGTGGTTCGGATCCAGGCTTCCTTTCACGCATCTTGTCCCTAACCCGAACATGGGGCAGGTTCGGATTTTTATAGGAATCTCCCAACTGCTGTGAAAGTATGAGTTTATCAACGGGAACTTCACCTTCTAGAAGATTGATCGCTCGCTCAAGAGCCAATTGTTTCGGGGGTCCTGGATCACTACTTTCTAGTACGACATCCAGAAGTTCCTTGCATACTTCACGAACGAACACTGTGTTGTCACGACGCACAACCTGGAGTCCCTTGATGTCGATGTAGTCCATATTCATCTCACCCTCTTTGTCCCTGGTCCATAGCTTGGCAGCGTAACGCTTCTTACTGTACAGAAAGTACGGACAATACACCTTCTCGAGTTCGAGATTGTTGGGTTTCTTGAATAGGGCCGTACACTCTTCGGCAGCCTTTTCGCCCAGATCCCAACTGTATTCAATCGCTTCCATTCCCGTTCGACCACCAACATCAAACTCGACCATTACTGAATCGGTATTGTGTACGACTAAATCACCTGGACCGATATGAAAATGATGACACTCAGTGGTAAGATCGTAGACGTATCCATCAGTCTCGCCGATAACTTTGAGTTTCTTGATTGCGACTGGATCCTTTCTTTGGAGTGCTTTCGTCCATGTCTGTCTAAAAACAGTAGGTTTATCCATTCGAGTGTTGATAGAGATGTTGTATCCAAGACGTCTCCCCAAAATGAACATACCCATGGATCCCTCTTTACCCTTGATATCCATTCTCGTGTATCCATGATCATCCTTGTCCCCGTCAGCCAGGTAGTACCCATCCCAAAACGACTGCACAACTTCAATTGGTGCGTTCAGGATACAGGGTGGCACAACCTTTTCTTTGTGTGTGTTGTAGAATAGAGATCGATATCTCTCCGAGATACTCTTCACATCACCTTTCGCGTTCAATTTGTAAACTCCGGAACTTTCAATAGTATCATAGACAGAAGTCTCAAATGGACAAAGATTTTGCATTTCTACGAGGTATTCCAGTTTGGAATTATTCAATGCCCATGTATATTTATCACCGTAGTGACCACATGAACCATCTCCGAAGAAGAAACCCATAACCTTTGCCTCATCCACGGATACAGATGTATCACCCCATTCGATACCCCTCACACAATCACCATGAAGAAGTTTCGTACCGAGAGTCACTTCATTAGGTGTTATCATCTCCTTGTTTTCGAGAAGAAGACTGTGATCTTCAGTGACGTCGACAACACCTGTGTGTGTCAAGACTCGATGGATCGTCTTCGTCGTCTTGTGTCGAACAATCTGGTGGATGGAGGTGAAACCCTTCTCAGTCCAAACTTCTGCGTCAATCGTAGCCACTTCTTTACCGTCATCTCGTTCTTCATATGAATCTACGAGTGAATCAATTCTACACGTATCGACAACCCCGTTTCGACGAATGAGTAAGGGTGTATCAGGAGTTACCGAGTCCCCATATCTCACCTTCGCACCCGGGAAGTTCTTTTCGACATACTCCTTCGTCTCTTCGATCATACTACGCCCCTTGAAGGTTGTCGTCGAGGCAATCGGTACACATGGAAGGATGCCTTTACCAGCACCAGTGAATCCATAGATCGAGTTCATGCTCACCTTGTAGGCGAGCTGTTTACCATTGTAGACCTCCTTCATGAACCCTGTCGCAGCAGCCATATCCTTCTTTGCCTGTTTCCTAAACTGTTTAAGTTCTGCCAGAATACTCGGAAGGAGACTGGGTACATCCTGTGCAAACTTGTAGGTGCCACCATTCAATTCAAACGTCTCATAATTAACACCGGGGATGTTCCCATAACGCCTTTCATCCATGACGAACGTCGAATAACAGAGATTGTGGGCCATCATGATCGACGGATATAGACCTTCGAAATCGAGTGCTGTGATCGGTGTGTAGTACGCACCACCCTGAGCTTCTAAAACGGTCGCACCTTCATAGGGTTCAGGGGGGATCGCACCGTAGCGGATTGTCGGGACCATGAAACCCAATTCCCGAGCCTTCTTGGTCAACTGACTAAAAACCTTAATCTGCTGTCCACGCTCGACGAGAAACGAGATGGGGACCCATGTAGCCTTTGCCATCTCCAGGAGGTTCAGAAGTGTACAAAGGCGTTTCATGAGGCGGTGGGGTAGCAGTGTATCCTTGATACAGTACTCGGCAACTTCTCGGAGTTTGACGGGGTCACCTTCAACGAAGCGAGCAAACATCTCCTTGGGAGGCATATCAATCTTCTGATCGCCTAGGTAGAGTTTCGAAACGTTGTCTAGCTTATAGCTATCAAGTTTGTAACCCTTCTTGACTTCGTGGAACAGGTCGAAGATGAATCGTCCAGTCATGGGAAGAAGCTTCAACATGTTATCACCCAAAGCACTCGACGATAGACGTTTGTATACCATTTCTGAATCGACATTCTTCAACTTCCCAAGGTTGTAGAAAGAGTGGCTACACCCAACCTTTGCAGCTCGTTTGTAGATGTATTCAAGATCGAACCCGAAGATGTTCCAACCCGTCATAATATCGATGTCCTGCCTGATGATGTAGTCTCTGAATGCTTCAAGCATTTCCCGTTCTGTGTCATAACTGATGATCGTAGAACCTTCCAGGTTTGGGTCGGTTTGTTTGAAACATAAACACGTCTTGTCGTAGGGTTCATCCGATCCAAGTTTACAAAGAGTCAAGGCAATCTGAAAACAGGCATCGCCATCTATGTCTGCATCAGGAAACTTTCCAGTAGAACTATTCGACTCAATATCGAAGGATGCCACGACGAAGGGTGCCACGTCATCACGTTTGACAGGTGTGAGTGTTTCCCAATTGTTACAGAACAGGTCGATGTTGACATGTGCAAGATTGGATCGAACACATTCACTGCCAGTATCCAACCACCCTGTGGACTGAATTCCTGTTCGATGCATCATACGAAGCATTGGATCAAGATTGGATTCATACACCTTCAGGGGAAATGGACCACTCGAGAGGTTGAGAGGTTTTTTCAG